TGCAATTGAAGAGTTTGAGGTAACTTGGAGATACCAACACTTTGAAGCAAGTGGTGTTAACTTCTAAGCGATCTACTAAATAGTTAAAAAAAATACTAGTAGGAGTATATTATGGCAGAGCTAGTCGGATTTAAATTCGAAAAAATAAAACAAACGGCACCAGAAGACAGGTTTGTCCAAAAATCACCCGATGACGGCACAGTCGAAATATCGGGTGGTGGACATTTTGCTCAAGTCTTAGATGTAGAGGGAAGAGATCGAAATGATCTTGACCTTATTAAAAAATACAGAGACATTGGACAACAACCAGAGTGTGATAGTGCAATTGAAGATATTGTAAACGAGGCAATTGTTTCAGATGAACGAGACAAGTCTGTTGACCTTGTATTAGATAATCTAGAATACTCAGATAAAATTAAGAATAGTATGAGACAAGCTTTCGATGAAGTCTTGTCTCTACTAGACTTTGATACTAAAGGACATGACATTTTTAGAAGATGGTATGTTGACGGAAGATTATTTTATCACAAAATTATTGATTCAAAAAATCCTAAACTAGGTATTCAAGAAGTAAGATATATTGACCCTAGAAAAATCAGAAAAGTAAAAGCAGTACAGAAAGTACCAGGGCCTCAAGGTTCAATCTTAGTTAAACAAGAACAAGATTATTATCTTTACAACGAGAAGATGTTGAAAGGTATGATGAACCAAGGTTTAAAAATTGCAGATGACTCTATTACATATTGTCCGTCTGGTTTGATTGACGCAAATAAAAATCAAGTATTATCTTATTTACATAAAGCAATTAAACCTGTTAATCAATTAAGAATGATTGAAGACAGTTTAGTTATTTACAGAATTTCAAGAGCACCAGAAAGAAGAATTTTTTATATTGATGTAGGTAATTTACCTAAGATCAAAGCAGAGCAGTATCTAAAAGATGTAATGAATAGATACAGAAACAAACTTGTTTATGATGCAAAGACAGGTGAGATTAGAGACGATAGAAATCACATGTCAATGCTTGAAGACTTTTGGTTACCTAGAAGAGAAGGTGGAAGAGGAACAGAAATCACAACTTTACCAGGTGGTTCTAACTTAGGTGAGATAGATGATATTACTTACTTCCAAAGAAAACTTTATAGATCGTTGAATGTTCCTATTTCAAGATTAGAAGCAGAGCAATCATTCTCATTAGGAAGATCAACAGAGATTACAAGAGACGAATTAAAATTTACTAAGTTTATCCAAAGACTTAGAAAGAAATTTGTACCACTATTCTTAGATATGTTGAAAACACAATTAGTATTAAAAGGTGTAATCAATGTTGACGAGTGGCCAAAGATTAAAGAACACATTCAATTTGACTTCTTAAAAGATGGTCACTTTGCAGAATTAAAAGCACAGGAATTATTGAATGATAGAATTAATATGTTAGGTTCAGTTGAAAACTACATAGGTACTTTCTTTAGTAAAGAGTTTGTTTACAAACAAGTATTAAGAATGACAGACTTTGAAATTAAAGAAATGCAACAACAAATGAAGCGTGAGTCAGGTGCAGATGTAGATGACGGTGGAATAGATGTTCCTCAAACAGATGGTATTACAAGAGTACCATCATTTGGTGGCGCACCATTAGTTGCACCAGAACCTGCACAACCAGCAGATGCCCCTCCAGCAGATGGGCCTGATGCTGATGATATAAATAGTAAATAAAGGAGATTATTATGAGTTCAGAAAAAATAGTAGATGCATTGGCACAAGGTAATATGTTAGATGCCGAAGATGCGTTTAAAGAAACGATGAAAACTAAAATTGCAGACGGAATCGAAGGTAGAAAGATTGAAGTTGCAAGAGGTTTAGTAAATAATCATATTGATGACACTCCAGCTGAAACAAGCGAGGAGTAGTATAGTGCAATTTGAAGACTTATACTTATCGGTATTCGAAGGTGATGAGTACAAGAAATCTAGAGAATATAAACGACAATCGCCTAAAATGCGAAAAGCGATTGACGATTTGTTTAAAAAAATGGATTCTAAGGGTTCAAATTTCCTAAATAATTTTGAGAAAACAATAACAGATGTTGCAAAACGACATAGAGTACCAGAAAAGAAACTCTATGATTATTTTGAAAAAGAAGCATCTGAATTTATGAGTTAAAAGGATAGAAAATGGCATTTAAACTAATAAGAAGAGCAAATGTAGTGACGGCTGCTAATACTGCCGATGACGCTCAACATACAGTTGACTTAGGAAAATTATCTTCTGGCGCTGCATTTAGAGTTTCAGAGTTTGGAGGTCAAGATGTATTCTTCAAAATTACAAACGAAGGCACAGCAGTTACATCTACAAACGGAATATTTTTAAGAGCTGGACAATCAGTAATAGTTGTACCTGAAGAAAGACCTAAATCAGCAAGGGCAACTTCAGCAACAAATGCTAACCCATGTGTACTAACTTTCGATTTAGGACATAACTTTGAAGTGGGTGATCAAATATCAGTTACAGATAGTTCGTCAGCATATAACACTTTACTTACAGATGCTAATTGTGCAGCTGTGACAGAAACAACAATTACAACAGATAAAAACTCAACATCAACAGGTGCTTTTACTGCATGTACAGTAAGAAGTAATTTTAAAATATCAGTAATTAACGAAACTGCTGGTTCTGATGGTGCTGTTTATATCGAAGAAGTTGTTCAAGGTCATCAAGGATTGTAATATGCAAAAAGTTAAACTAATTACAGAAGCAAACGATTTCTCAACAGATAATTTTCTTATCGAAGAAAAAGATGGTAAGAAGAATTACAAGATTAGAGGAATCTTTATGCAGTCTAATATCAAAAACAGAAATGGTAGAGTATATCCAAAAGAAGTTTTGATGAAAGAAGTTAAATCTTACAATAAAAACTTTATCGAAAAGAATAGAGCATTCGGTGAGTTAGGACACCCAGAAGGTCCAACAGTAAACTTAGATAGAGTATCACACATGATCACTAAACTAGAAGCAGATGGTGATAATATAATTGGTGAGGCAAAAATTATGTCGACTCCAATGGGTGAGATTGTTAAAAGTTTAATGGACGAAGGTGCAACACTAGGAGTTTCATCTAGAGGAATGGGTTCACTAGATCAAAGAGGTTCTGCAAACTATGTAAGATCAGATTTTAAATTAGCAACAGCAGGTGATATTGTTGCAGACCCATCAGCACCAAGTGCTTTCGTAGAAGGTATCATGGAAGGTAAAGAGTGGGTTTGGGATCATGGTTCATTAGTTGAAGCACATGTTGCAGAAGCAAAGAAAAGAATTGAAGAAAGAGTAAAACATAAACAAGATTTAGAATCTAGTTTAGAGTTTGCAAAATTTTTAAAACAACTTTAGAAATTTTATAAATACATTATAAGGTAATACATTATGTACAAATGGTTTGACGAGTTGACTCGTATTCCAAAACCAAATCGTGAGAAAGAAGATTACCATCATTATGGACTTTATGAAGTAGAAATATTAAATAGTCTATTTCGTAATCATAATGTACAAACGGTTTTGAGTTTGGGGGGAATGTCTAATTTAGATTTCTTCCTAGCGCAATATGATAATGATGTCAAGTCTGCTACTAACTTTGATGAAGCAGATACTTGGCGAGGATTTAATCTTGAAGATAAACATCAAGAATATATCCAAAGATTTAATTATAATGGGGAATACATCTTTACGAAACGAAGTATAGATCGGTATGATGTTGTTGACAAGAAATATGATGTCGTCTTTTGTAATATAGACACACTAAAAGGACAGATGAAGGTTATGCCAGAAATCTTTGTCAAAATGTGGTCTAGAATGGGATTAGTTGAAACTACAAGAGAAAAGATGACATTGGAATATGAAAAGTTTTTTAGTAATGTGATGGTCACAACAAACATGACAGTATTCTCTAATAAGGAATTGGAATACGAAAATAACCTTGTTGACACCTCCACAAAACTAGAAAAGAAAAGAACAGTTGTTTATCAGCGGATGAATTTACCTGTGTAAATTCTATGTTTTATAAATAAATGTGTATAAATAATTGTTAATATTAACACACAAAAGGAGAAATCCCCATGGCTAATGAATTAGACAAAACCATTGAGGAATTAGAAGCGGAAGTTTTGGCAGAATTAGAAGAAGCCAATGGTGCTGATGCTCCTAAAAAAGGCGCAATGAAAGCCGAACCGATGGACAAGGCCAAAGGCGAAGTTCAAGATACGGGCAAAGCAGTAGTCGAACCAGACTCAGCAGAAGCTCCTGTTAAGAAAGTCGTTGCTAAGGCTAAAGAAGTTTCTGGTGACCCTGCACAAAAAGGTGAAGGTAAACCTGAAGCAAAACCAAAATTAAAAGAAGAAGAAGAAAAAAAGGACGAGAAAAAAGAGTCCTTAGATTCTAAAGATTCTAAAGAAGAAGACAAAGAAGAAACTAAAGAAGAAGTCGTTGACATTGAAGAAATGCAAGGACAAATGATGAAGGCAATGAAGTCTATGAAAAAAGATGAAATGTCTGAGTTATATGCTTCTTATATGAAGGCTTCTTTGAATAAGACTAAAGACGAAATGTTTAAAGAAATGTCTGATGGCATGAAGAAATTAAATGCTATGAAGATGCAAGAAATGATGAACAAAATGTCTAAAAAGTCTGAAGAACAAAATATAGAGAAAGATGCTAAGACTGAAGAAAGATTAAAATCAGTAGATGTAAAAGAACATGTAGATGCTCTTTTAAACTCTGACTCAAATCTATCTGAAGACTTTAAATCTAAAGCAGCAACTATTTTCGAAACTGCTGTAAAATCTAAAATCAGATCAGAGATCAAAAGACTAGAAGATGAATATGCTTCTGAGTTAATTGAAGCTCAAACTGAGAATAGAAACTCTTTAACTGAAAAAGTCGATAACTATTTAAACTATGTTGTAGAAGAGTG